TCACGTTCCGCAAGCGAATCAGCGGAATAGACCTGCCACTTCTCTACGCCGAAGCTAAGAAGGCGGCGAAGACAAAGAAGCCGAAGCTAACTGAAACCAACGACAAGGCTCTAGTAGTTCTTTGGTCAGACTTACAGGTTGGAAAGGTAGACCACCGGGGAGGAACTGCCCAGCTAATCGAGCGAGTAGAACTTACAACGGCGAAGCTTATTCAACAGGTCAAGAAAGAAAAACCCTCCAAGATTATCTTCTGCGACGTTGGGGACACTATTGAGAACTTCATAAACGCTAACGACGCTAACCAACTTTTTACGAACGACCTTTCAATTATGGAACAGGTGGATTTGGCGACTACTTTAGCGTGGACAACCTTGCGCGCTCTAAGTGATTACGTTCCTGAAATCGTCTATCTTTCGGTTGCTTCTAATCATTGTCAAATGAGAATAAACAAACAGAGAATCGGAAAGGGAACGGACGACTGGGGAATCCATATCGGAAGAACCCTAGCCCGGTTAGCTTCCGAAGTCGGACTGCCGATTAGATTTGTGGAGCCACAACCGCACGACGAATCTTTAGCGTTGGATATCTTCGACGACGGCTTCCACGTTCTAGGACTATGGCACGGACACCAATCGCCACGGCCTGACCAAGTTCCGACTTGGTGGAGGCAACAGGCATTCGGGAACCAACCAGTAGCGGCTGCGACTATCGGAGTGAGCGGACACTTTCACCACTTGCGCGTAGTCGAGCTAGGTTCAACACCTAGAGGAACTTCCCGCTTCTGGGTTCAAGCTGCCACTATGGATAACGGTTCCGGTTGGTGGAAGCGTCAAGCGGGCGAAGATTCTCAGCCCGGCTTGGTAACGTTCTTCTTGGAAAAGGGAATCGACTTCACGGGAACGGTATTCAAACTATGAAACAACTAAAGGATTACCTAAAGGCTTTCAATCAGGGGAAAGAAATAGAACGCCTAACAATAATCAACTGGCTAGAAGAAGTAGACCAGATAGACGCGTTCGGAGAAACGGACGTAAAGGGAATCATAGAAGCACTCAAAGAAGAGATACACAAACGAAGGGACTAGAAATGAACTGCGAGCGTTGCGGAATGGAAGTTAGCGAAGCGGCAATAGAAAGAAGAAAAGCACGGGGAACCTATGACGGACTATGCTCCGACTGCCGTAATGGTAGAGCTACTGAAATCAAATACAACGGCGAACCCTGCCGTCCGTGGCGTGGAGAAGTGGACGAAGACTGGAATCCCATAGACCAGAAGCTTCGGCTCTACCTTCCGGGCGTTAGAACTTGCGGACACAAAGACTGCGTGAACAAGCAACACGTAATCGCTCCGCACTACTCGCTGGAGCTAGAGCGCAACGACCTAAGCTACCGAACAGGACGAAGAAGTAAAATGGAAGACTTTCTAAAGGAATCCGCTTAGTGCCTACCTACGAATACAAATGCCCTGACTGCCCTATGACTATTACCATTACCCGAAGCGTAAAAGCTGAAGAGCATAAGCCAACGTGTATCAACTGCGCTAAGACTATGACCCGAGTCTTCGACGCTCCACCTATCCGATTCGAAGGAAAGGATTGGGGAAGAGATTAGGAAGTTCCCGAAGCCTTGTCGAATCTGCGGAGTCTTATCTGCCGAACCCCTATGCCCGCCACACCAAGCCCAAGCCAACGAAATCCACGAAGCGCGAAGAAGAATAAGAAAATCCCAGACCGGACAATACTCAGGCGACTACGCCCGGAGAGCTAGAGCAGTCCGAGAAGCCGCCCTGACCTGCCACCTATGCGGAGAAGGAAGACGAGAGCTTGACCCTTTCGAAGCTGACCACGTAATCGCAGGAAGCAACGGAACAACTGGGGAGCTATTACCCGCTCACCGCTCCTGTAACCGCCGTAGAAGCAACAAACCCCTTACCTAAGACCCCTGCCGGCATTACCCGGGGGTGGGCTATTTTCTGCCAAAGATGATGACGCTAGACCCCGACCTCAAATTGGCGCAGACCTCCGCGAAATTATTTGGTTTTTGGGTGCTACTCTAGAAGCCTAGAAAGGCGCAAGAATGAAAATCGAAACCCTACCAATCAAAGACCTAACGCCCGACCCGGCTAACGCTAGGCAACACGACGAAAAGAACCTAAAAGCGATTCAAGGTTCCCTGAATCAGTTCGGGCAGAGAAAGCCAATCGTCATAACCGAAGCGGGCGTAATCGTTGCGGGCAACGGAACCGTAGAAGCGGCGAAGCGTTTGGGCTGGCTGAAGATTGACGCCGTCCGAGTCCCGGGCGACTGGACACCGGAGCAGACTAAAGCATTCGCACTAGCGGATAACCGAACCGCAGAACTAGCGGCGTGGAGTCCTGAAGTCTTAGCGGCCCAGCTTGTCGAACTAGAAGCCGCAGGTTTCGAGATAGAAGAATTTGGGTTCGAGAAAATCGAAGTGGCGGAAGAACCCCGAGAGATAGTCGAAGATGAAGTCCCCGAATCCGCACCGCAGAGAAGCTCACTAGGGGACGTTTGGCAGTTGGGCAATCACCGCCTAATGGTTGGGGACGCAACTAAAGAACAAGACGTAAAAAAACTAATGGGCGAAGAAAAGGCTTCTTTAGTTTTTACCGACCCGCCGTACGGAGTTGAATACACGGACTCGCTAGGTCGCTCTATCAAGAATGACGAATTAGTAGATGACGGTTTGGAAAGATTCCTATTTGAATCCTTCAAGTGCGCAGTTCAATCTTCGGAAAAAGACACGGCTTGGTATGTCTTTCATTCCGACAGATTCAGTTCCGAATTCGTTTCTGCTATGAAGAAGGCGGGCGTAAGAGTTCGCCAACAGATTATTTGGGTAAAAGGCGAAGGCGTCGAAGGCACTAGCCGCGTAAAAGCCCCAGCTATCGGCGGCTCTCACTTTCGAGCATTACACGAAGCCTGTTGGTACGGTTCAACCGGAACACCATTCAACTTAGGGGATAGGACAACTACTACCGTATGGACAGTATCTAGACCGACAACAGGAACAGTCCACCCAACCCAGAAGCCAATTCCACTAATCGTAATAGCCCTAAAGAATTCTTCTCAGACAGGCTCTATCGTTCTAGACCTATTCGGAGGTTCCGGTTCAACGCTTATAGCTTGCGAGCAGACCGGAAGAAAAGCAAGGCTTATGGAACTAGACCCTAAGTATTGCGACGTGATTATTGCGCGGTGGGAATCACTTACCGGGCAGACAGCCCAGCTAGTTTCCAAGACCCCGTAGGGGATTGGGAGAAATCTAAAAAAATTTTTAAGTTTGCGGAGAAAGCATAATGCCAGCGGGACGACCAACTAAACCAGCAGAGATAAAGCGACTGACTGGCAACCCCGGCAAACGCGCCCTGCCCGAGCAATCGGCAATAATGCTAATCCCGCAAGCAAGCGAAACTCCAGAACCCGCTAGACCACTTCTCAAATACGGCCAAGAACTTTGGGACAGGGTTTGGGAATCCGGCATAAATTGGATATCTCCAAACACCGACCTAGAAATTCTTCTTATGACTTGCGAGCTGATAGACGAACGCTGGAATCTTCGAGTGCGTGTAATGACCGACAACAACCCTAAAGACCGCCGGGGACTTCGAGAGCTAGACAAGCAAATCGTTTCTAACTTAGGGCTTCTTGGATTCACTCCGTCCGACCGCTCCCGCTTAGGCGTGGCAGAAGTAAAGAAAATGAGCAAGCTAGAAGAGCTAATGGCGAAGAAAGCTCAAAGATGATTACCGTCGTTACAGGGCCACCGTGCGGAGGGAAGTCCACCTACATAAAAGAGAATGCTAAAGACGGCGACGTAGTTATAGATATGGACAAGATAGCCCTAGCCCTAGTTCACGGAGAAGCCGAAAGCCATAGCTACGGGGACGACGTTCGTTCTATCGCCCGAGCAGCCAGACAAGCCGCAGTCAAGCAAGCGGTAATAATCGGACAAGGCAACAGTCTAGGAATCTGGATTATTCACACCGACCCAAGCCCAGCCGATAGGTCAAACTATCGAATCGTAAGTGCGCGCTTAGTTGAATGCTCTCCCGGTCTTCAGGTTTGTTTGGAACGCCTAAAGAAGCGACCAAGAATAAACCAACTCAAGGTCGAGAGATTCGTTAGGGAATACTATGCGAAGCGATAGCTGGCCGCCGTTATGGCTTACCCCGGTTCCTGAAAAGGCTATCGAACAAGGCGACGGAGAAATAGTAATTGAGTTTTCGGAAACGTTCGGAACTATCGGTAAAGACGGAATCGCCGGAAGAGTAGGCGACGCACTAAAGCTACGCGACTGGCAGAAGGAACTAATCCGGCACGTCTACGCCCGAGATGAAGACGGCGGACTTCTTGCGCGAACTGCTCTCATAGGCCAACCCCGCAAGAACGGAAAAAGTGCGCTTTCTTCAATCTCATTCGCTCTATATTCGCTTCTCGCTGAAGGCGTAGAAGGTGGCGAAGTTTATTCAATCGCCGCGGAAAAAGAACAAGCTCGAATCGTATTCGGTGAAGCTAAAAGAATCGTCGAATCTACGGAGCTATCCGAACTAGTAAAGGTCTATCGGGACGCACTATTCGTTCCAGCTACTAACTCCGTCTATCGAGTTCTTTCCGCTGAAGCTTATTCCAAAGAAGGATACAACCCGCACCGAGTTATTGCGGACGAACTCCACGCACACAAAGACCGTTCTTTATTTGACGTTATGAGTTTGGCTATGGGAAACCGTGGAAGCCTAGCGCAGCTAATCGCGGTAACAACTGCTGGAGTAAAAAAAGATATGACAGGTGGCGACTCTATCGCCTACAACTTGTTCCAGTATGGGCAGAAGGTTTCGCGTGGAGAAGTAAAAGACCCTTCTTTCTTTATGGCTTGGTGGGCCGCACCGGACGAAGCAGACCACCGCGACCCGAAGGTATGGGAACTAGCGAACCCGGGCTTTGATGACTTGGTAGATTCCGCAGACTTCGAGAGCGCAGTTAGGCGAACACCCGAAGCGGAGTTCCGAACTAAGCGGCTAAACCAATGGGTATCTTCGCAGACCGCTTGGCTCCCGGCTGGAAGCTGGGACGAGCTAAAGAGCGAAAGAGAACCTAGCCCGGACGACGAAATTATCTTGGGCTTTGACGGCTCATTCTCCGGGGACTGTACCGTTCTTGTCGCTTGCGTGATTCCTAAGAGCGAAGAAGAAAAGCCGTTCTTATGGCTAGTCAAGGAATGGGAGAAAGACCTAACAATTCACGACGACCAATGGAGAGTAGATATCCAAGAAGTCGAGGAAACGATTATGAACTTTATCCGCGACTACCCTAAGACTAGGGAAGTAGCTTGCGACCCGTTCCGTTGGCAACGCTCTATGGAAGTCCTAGCAGATAGGGGAGTTCCTATCGTCGAGTGGCCTTCGACTAGCCCGAAGCGAATGGTTCAAGCTTGCGCGAAGTTCTACGACGCAGTAACCGGAGGAACCCTAGAACACGACGGAAGTCCAGTTCTAACCCGACACCTAGACAACGCCGTTACCAAAATCGACAACTTGGGAATCCGTATCGTAAAGGAAAACAGAAACAGCCCGCGAAAGATTGACGCAGCCGTAGCCGCCGTTATTGCCTTTGATAGAGCCGTAAGTAGTAGAATGGAAGAAATGGTTCCCGACTTCTTTTTCTAAGGGTGAAAAATGGCAACAGTAATTCAAGTTCTCGGAGCCGTGCTATTCGTTGCGGGTATTGCTCTTCTTTCGATTCCCGCTTCGCTGATTGTCGCTGGACTAGCGACGGTATTCTTTGGAATTGCTTTGGAGCGTAACTAATGCTGAATAACCTTTTTGAGAAAAGGGCAATAAACTTTCAAACTCTATGGGGAGCAGGGGACGACCTAGTAGACCTGAATCAGTCCGGAACGCTTGTCAATTCAGAAACTGCGTTCAAGATTACCGCCGTATGGTCGGCGGTTTCGCTTATCTCGGATACTATCTCGACCCTACCCCTAGACGCATATATTCGACGCGACGGCGCACGTGGCCCGTTCCGTCCGAAGCCAGCTTGGGTATCGAAGCCCGACTTAGACCAACAGCCTTCCGCATTCTGGCAATCGGTAATCGTTTCTCTTCTAATTGACGGCAACGCTTTTATTCGCGTCTTCCGTTCCGGTGGTCAGGTTGTAAACCTAGTTCCACTAAACCCGCACAAGGTACAGATAAAGCGCAACGGTATCGGACGCGTAATGTTCGAGGTTCAAGGAGAGCCTAGACTACTCAGCTCCGAAGACGTTATCTTTATCGCCGACCTAGTTCGCCCGGGTGATATCCGCGGAATGGCTAGAGTCGAAGCCCTAAAGGATAACTTGGGATTATCTATTGCGCTTGAATCCTACGCAGCTAGATTCTTTAGCAACAGCGCAACCCCGCAAGGAATTATTCAGTTCCCGGGAAACCTAAACGGAGAGCAAGCCGAAAACTTACGCCGTGGATTTGACTCAGCTCACCGAGGACTAAAGAAATCACACAAGACCGGAGTTCTATCAGGTGGCGCAGAATGGAAGCCAACCGGAGTAGACCCCGAGCAGAGCCAACTAGAAAACTCTCGCCGTCTAGCAGTTGAAGACGTGGCTAGAGCGTTTAATATTCCTAACCATATGCTAGGCGTTCAAGGTTCGACCGCTTACGCTTCCGTGGAACAAGACTCTATCTTTTTCGTACAGCACACACTCCGTCCAATCGTTACCAAGCTAGAGGTAGCATTCAGCCCGCTTCTAAACGAAGTTCCGGGCGGGGAATTGGCTTTCCTAAAGTTCAACCTAGACGGACTTCTTCGCGGAGATTCTCAGGCTAGAGCCAACGCTTACTCAATCGGACTTCAGGCGGGTTATTACACCGTAAACGATATCCGCAGATTCGAAGACCTAACCCCTATGAGCGGAGCCGTGGCGGACGAAGTTCGTGTTCCACTAGCTAACGTAGCTATCGCAGATTCTAGAATCTCTACCGACGACAAGAAGGTAGCTATGGCGCAGAAGCTAGTTCTTGCCGGATACGAACCGAAGGCAGTTCTCGCAGCTCTAGGACTTCCAGCTATTCCACACACCGGAGTTCCAAGCACACAACTTCAGCCAGTCGCGCAGCTCGACCCGGCTAATCCTGAAGGCGTTTACGAGGTTCAGTAATGACAGTCAAGACCTACGGATATGACCTAGTTCCGAACGTTAGGACTTTAGTAGTTCCTGCCAGCAACGGAGTTCAACACGCCTGTATTCACAATCACGAACATAGTCAAAACCGAGAAATCTTTATTGGCGGCCCGGACGTTACTTTATCTAATGGAATTCACGCAGTAGCAACACAAACAAGCGTTATTCAACTTCTCCCCGGCGACGAACTATTCGCCATTACTGCCCAAGAATGTAATCTAAGAATATTGGTGGTCAAATAGTGCCTTACTACATAACGGATAAATCCGAAGACTGCCCTAGCTGGGCCGTTGTAAAAGAAGACGGGGAACTTCTTGCTTGCCACAACACTAAAGAATCCGCGATTGAACAAGCTATCGCAGTATCCATAGCGGAAGAAACGGAATTCGTTGGAGAGCGCGCAGCCGTTGGGGAACTAAAAATTGGCGATTGGGTTACTTGGAATATTAGAAACCCGAAGGTACTTGCTCAGGTCGTACTAATAGAAGGCGAACTAGCCGGGCTAGAAGTTTACGAATTAGAAGACGAAGTTTACCATTCGACTAACCGCCTAATGATTATGAACGTCTTCAAACTCCAGCGAATCCAAATGCCGGAACGAATCTCCGCAGAAGTGGACGACGAACAAGAAAACCTAGAAGAACAAGTCCTAGAAGAAGAGAATAATTCTGAAGGAAACGGCGTTATTATTTTGGACGTAGATAACACAATTATTCGCGGCGGTCAAATAAACCAACGGCTAGTAGATTACCTAGACACTTTCGAAGATACCGAATTCATAATCATTACCGCAAGGCTAGAGTCCGAGAGAGCGCAAACAGTAGCAGACCTAGAAGGCTTCGATTACGACGAACTAATTATGAAGCCGTCCGCAGACCTAAGCAGTACGGAATTCAAGCGTAGAACCGCTAGTGAACTAATGAATAGATATAACGTAATGATTGCTATTGACGACAACAACGATATTCTTAGGGCTTACCGGAGTCTGGGAATTACAGCTATTCACCCGAACGAAATTCCTTCGACACAAGAAGACGAACTTCGACAGGTCAATCTAACCCCTCCCGCTTATATGAGAGCAGCCGCCCGCCGTGGATTGGAATACTACGCAGAAGGGCTAGCAGGGGACGGACTAACAGACCAAACAGTTAGAGAAGCCCGAGCTATGGCAGAGGGAAACGTTACCGCCGACAAGTGGGTAAGAATCGGCGCGTGGATAGCTAGACACTTGGGCGACCTAGATTCTCCAGACGCAAACCCAACTTCTGAAAACTATCCGTCTGCCGGAGTAGTGGCTCACCTTCTCTGGGGTAGTGGCCCTAGCAAATCTTCAGCGCGTAGAGCTTTGAACTATGCCGAAGGAGTCGTTGCTAGACTAGAGGAAGAAAATCGCGCAAGCATAAGTCAGGAAAGCGAACAAATGGCAAAGATAGAAAAGCGGACTAACGAAGTCCAGTTTGAACTAAGAGCCGTAGAAGGTAGCGACGGTATGACTTTTACCGGATACGCCGCAGTCTTCAACTCTCCTAGCGAACCACTTCCATTCATTGAGAGAATCGCGCCGGGAGCTTTCAAGCGTTCACTTCGCGCCCGCAACGATATCAAGCTTCTTTGGAACCACGACACCGGGGCAGTTCTAGGCTCTACCCGGGCGGGAACCCTAAAGCTCGAAGAAGATTCTTACGGCTTGCGGGTTACCGCAGTCCTACCAGAAACTTCTCTCGGAAAAGACGTCCGCACTTTAGTTCAGCGTGGCGACGTGTCTGCTATGAGCTTCGGATTCTCCGTTCCAGCTAACGGCGATTCTTGGAACAGCGAAGGCACGGAAAGAACTCTTCGCTCCGTAAGGATTCACGAAGTTTCAATAGTGGCATTCCCGGCCTATCAGCAGACCGCGGGAACCGCTAACGTTCGCTCATTCGACGGAGTAGCTAAGAGAACTGAAGTAGACGCAGACCAACTAGCGGACGCGTTCTTAGCTATCGAAGACGGCAAAGACCTATCTCTAGAGCAGTCCGAACTTTTAACTAAAGTAATCCAGCGACTAACCCCGCAGGAGCAAGCCGAAGTAGAAGCAAGCTCGGACGAACTTACAGCCCTAGACCTAAAGAAAAAGAAAATCGAACTACTAATGAAGAGGCTATAAATGGCAACCAAAGACGCAATAAAAGAAGCAATCCTAAAAGCTTCAGGCAATCCGGAATATGGAATTGTTTCTGATAATGTAGAAGCTTGGGCGCAAGCAATCTGGGAGCTGGATAATGAAGTCAAGCCGAAAGAAGTTCGCGTCGTAGAAGCTAAAGAAACCCGCTAAGGGTCAGTCGAGGATTTCCCCCTTTCTCTCGACACGCAACCCCGCCGTATTCCTTTCCGGCGGGGTTGCTCTTTATCTTGATTAGTAGAATATAAGTAATGGGTTGAGTCAGCTCCCCGTTGCTACCGATTGAGTTAGCTCGACGGAATCCAACTAATCAAATCAAACAAGGAGTAACAACTATGTCAGACTTTCTGAAGTCGCAGGTTGAAGCCCGCAACAACCTAATCGAACAGGCTCGAACAGTAATCGAGTCAGCCGAAGCGGACAAGCGTGGACTAACCGTAGATGACCAAGCAACAATCGAAAGAATCGAAACCGAGATTAGCCAGCGCGACGCAGCTATCGACACCGCTAAAAAAATGGCAGACCGCGAAGCCCGCGCAGTAGACGCAGCCCGCGAGTCTTTCATTCCTTCGAACGAAGTTCGTGGCGACGCAGATATCCTTCGCTCAATCGCTAACGGAGAAGTTCGTACACACACATTCGGAACTGAGAAGAGAACCCTAGTTCCTTCAGACAACACCGTTCCAAAGTCTTTCTACGACGAGGTATTCTCTGTCGCACGTCAGGCTGGCCCAATGCTAAACGTATCTCAGGTAATCAACACCGCTTCAGGTGAGCAGCTAACAATCCCAACCTTGACAGCTTATTCAACAGCGACTATCAAGGGTGCGGGTTCCGCTATCTCTGATTCTGAGCCAACCTTTAGCTCAATCGCACTAAACGCATTCAAGTATTCCTTCTTGGTTCCAGTAGCTAATGAGCTATTGACCGACGCAGGTTTCGATATCTCTGCTCTAATCGCTGAGCAAGCTGGTAACGCAATCGGTTTCGGAATCAACACCGGACTAACCGTTGGAACTGGAACAGTAGAGCCAACAGGTATCTTCACTACTGGAGCTTCTGCGGTAACTGGTGGAACCGGAGTTTCGGGCGCACCGACCTACGAAAACCTTGTAGACCTTCTTTACGCACTAGACGGACAGGCTCGCTTGCTTCCGGGTGTTGGTTGGTTGATGAACAAGACTGGTCTTGCGGCAGTTCGCAAAATCAAGGACGGCAACGGAGCGTTTATCTGGTCAGCCGGAAATATCGCACAGGGTCAGCCAGACCAGCTTCTAGGCTACCCAGTTTACGAAAACCCAGCGGCAGCTTCAGTAGCTACTGCGGCGTTCTCAATCGGCGTAGGCCACTTGCCTTCTCTGAAGGTTCGCCTAGCTGGTGGAATCCAAGTTGCTCAGTCAGCAGATTATGCCTTCAACGAGGACGTAACTACTTTCCGTGTTACTGCTCGCGTGGACTCGAAATTGACTCACGCAAGCCACTTCGTAAAGTTCAAGGGTGGAGCTAGCTAAACCCTAGCTAACTAAAGACTGGAAAGGTCGCCGGACGGTAGGGTTTCGGCGGCCTTTCCTTTTGTCTTTTTCAGGTGCTAATCTTTTTTCTATGACTCCTACCAAATCAAAGAATCCTGCTAACCGTGAACAGTTCAAAGGAACAGTTTCCCTTTATTCCAATTCACCCGACCAACCGACGGGCTACGGACAACAAGCCCGCTACTTAGTAGACCGCCTAAAACGCCACGGCTTAGACGTTGCGGCTCTCTCCAACTACGGACTAGAAGGAATCAAGCGCGAACTGGAAACACCTTACGGAAAGATTCCACACTTCGCCCGGGGAATGGACTTGTATTCCAATGACACGGCTCCGGTAGACCACAAAACTTTTTCGGCTTCTAAGCCCGGACAGCCAAACGTAATGATTACTCTCTACGACGTCTGGGTTCTAACTAATCCAGCTTTCAACGACATAGATATTCTGAGCTGGGTTCCGCTCGACCATATAACGCTTCCCCCTAAAGTTGAAGAGTTCCTAAGAAAAGAAAGAGTTACCCCCGTAGCTATGGCTCCGCACGGAGTAAAACAAATGGAGGATAAAGGAATCGAGTGTAAGTACGCACCGCACGGGATAGACACTAAGAAGCTAAAGCCAACTTATGAAATAAATGGACAATCTTTAGAAGAGCATATGGGAAGCAAAGACCGCTTCGTTGTCGGAATGGTGGCAGCTAACAAATCTTCGGGCTTGCTCCACCGAAAAGCGTTTAGCGAAAATCTTCTGGCTTTCTCTATCTTTCGCAAGAGCCACCCGGACGCTATGCTCTATCTTCACACCGACCCAATTTCTAGAGGAGTCGGCTGGAACCTTGTCGCTCTTTTACAAAGCCTAGAGATAAATAAAGACGACGTTTCTTTCCCTAATCCGCTTAGTTATCGCTATGGAATATCGCAGGAAAGTCTTGCGGGATACTATACGGGAATGGACGTTCTACTTGCTACGTCTTACGGTGAAGGATTCGGCGTTCCTTCTATCGAAGCTCAGGCTTGCGGAACCCGGGTTATCGGTTCTTCTTGGGCAGCGACTCCCGACCTTCTTTCGGAAGACTCTTTCCTAGTAAATGGACAGCCACAATGGGACTCCGGGCAGGAAGCTTGGTGGCAAATTCCTAACGTTCCTTCTATCGTTGCGGCTCTCGAAGAAGCCTACAAGCTGGGCAAAGGTCGCTCGCAAACCGCTATCGACTTCGCTTCTGATTTTGACGTTGAAAAAGTCTGGTCGAAGTATTGGCTCCCGATTCTACGGGACAGGTTCAAGTAGAATAGAAGAGAACAAAGGAAAATCTTATGGCAATCGTGAACGGTTATTGTTCCCTATCTGAAGTCAAGGCTTCCGCTCGAATTACAGACAACGTAGACGACGCGCTTCTAGAACTTGCCGTCGAATCAGCTTCCCGAATGGTGGACAGCTACACGCAGAGATACTTCTACAACGCAGGAACTGCGACCCGGCTATTCGCTCCGCAGGATTCTTACGTTACTGAAATCGACGACTTAGTAACTTTGACCACTCTCCAGACTTCGGACGGCGACGACTTCGGAACAACTTGGGCCGCTAAGGACTATCAGCTAGAGCCACTAAACGGAACGGTAGACGGACTTACAGGACACCCGGCAACCCGTATACGCGCCGTGGACGACTTTCTATTCAACGTCCTAGACGGAGAAGCAACCGTAAGAATTACAGGCGTATGGGGTTGGTCAGCGGTTCCCGTGGCAGTCAAGCAAGCAACCGTCATTCAGTCAGCAAGAATTTTCAAGCGCAACGACTCCCCGCTTGGAATCGCGGGCTTCGGTGAAATGGGAGCGGTCAGGGTTGGCGTTCAACTTGACCCGGACGTGAAGCACCTTATCGACGTTTACAGAAAAGTAAGATTCGCCTAATGGCTTCGATTACCGATATTCGGGCTGGCCTAGCTACTGCGCTAGGAACTATCAGCGGACTTCGAACTACCACCGAAACCCCGGACACAATTTCCCCTCCCGTTTCTATTATCAACGTGGCTAACGTGAACTACGATACCGCTGGCTCTCGCGGGCTGGACGAATACAACTTCGTTATTACCTGCGTCGTCGGTCGAGTAGGGGAGAGAACCGCACAAAGACTTCTTGATTCTTACGTAACTCCAGCGGGGACTTCTTCGGTGAAGCTTGCGATAGAATCAGATAGGACGCTTGGTGGGAAATGTGATTCTCTCCGAGTAACCGATATGCGGAATTACGGCTCTATTGTTATTGGCGAAGTTACCTACCTAGCCGCCGAATTCAACGTCGTAGTTTACGCACAATAAAACCGCTAGGAAAACAGGAGAACAAAACAAATGCCAAAATACGTAGTAATAAACCCAAAGGTAACAATAAACGGAACTAACGTTTCGCCTTCTGTTGCCGCAGCTACTCTAGAGCTAACTTCTACCGACGTAGACGTAACTAGCTTCGGAAGCAACGGCTGGACTGAAATCATTGGTGGACTAAAGTCTGGAACTGTATCATTGGACTTCCATTCCGGATATGCCGCTGGTGAAATCAACACCGTTCTAAACCCGCTTGTCGGAAGCCTTGCTACCGTAGCAATCAACCCAAACGGAACCGTAGTGTCAGCCACTAACCCGACTTGGACAGCAACCGTTCTTGTAAACAGCGTGTCGCCAGTAGCCGGAGCAATCGGCGACCTAGCTACGTTCTCAGTATCGTACCCGACTTCGGGTTCCGTAACCTTCGCAACCGCATAAGGCTAGAGAATGAAACTAACCCTACGCATTGAGTTCGCAGACGGAACACAAAAAGACATTCTTGTATCAGCTCCCGATATGGTGGCGTTCGAGGATAAGTACAACGTTTCAATAGCAAAGCTAGACGAACCGAAAATGAGCTGGTTGTTATTTCTCGCTTGGCATTCTGAAAAGCGCAGGAAGCAGACAGACAAAGACTATGACACTTGGTTAGAACTAGTAGACGGTATTGGAGCAACAGAAGACCCAAAAGTTCCAGAATAGAAGGATTAGGCGACAGCTCCGCTCATTGGTTTATAGCTTCCCTAGCGGTCGAGTCCGGAATAGCTCCAAGTATTTTATTGGAGCAGTCCGACCGAATGCTATGGACAATGAACAGGTGGCTAATTTCTAAGAACCTTCCGCGGTAGGTGAAGCCCTTGCTAACGCAGGGGCTTCTCTATTTCGCTTTCGGTAGAATAGATAAGAGGTGAGTATGATTGGCATTAGATTAGACGTTCAAGGCGTCCAAGATACTATCCAGCTTCTTCGAAGAGCGCAGCCCGAAGCACTTGCTCAACTTCGTCGGGATATAAAAAACGACCCGGGGCTAAACGCCGTAGCTTCTTCTATTCGCTCAGAGATTCCGCCAGTCGCTCCCCTTTCTGGAATGATGAATCACAACGGAAGAACCCAGTATCGAATTCCTAAAGTCGCGCCAGTATTCAAAGCACCGCGTCAAAATCTAAGACGTAATGAATCTTCTTTAGTTACGATAGTTACCACTCCACCAAAAGACGGAGTTGGCTTTGAAATTGCGGATATGGCAGGTCGAGGAAGTCGCGGAAGAAGCGCACGGGGCCGGGCTATGATTGACAACCTTTCGAAGAAGGCTTCTCGATACGTATATCCGGGATTCGAAAAGAAACAAGAGGGTATCGAAGAAGGCGTGAAAAGAATCCTTGATAAGTACCAAGCCAAAGTAAACGTGAAACTAAAGGTTAGATAATGGCAGTCAGAATACCGATTATTACCGTCTTTGATTCCAAAGGACTAAAGGCGGCTCAGTATCAGCTAAACAAGGTTCGCGGAAACTTCCAGAATCTAGGCAGAAACGCAGCCATAGCTGGAGCGGCAGTCGCCGCGTTCGGAGCGGTTATAGTTACTTCCGCTAAAGCCCTATCACGGATTCAGACAATAAACGCGCAGACTAACGCAGTTCTAAAGTCTATGGGAACTACGGCTAATGGTAGTGCGAAGGATATTGAGAATCTAGCCGGACGACTAGAAGTTCTTACAGCTACCGAAGCGGAAACAATTCAGCAGGGCGCAAACCTTCTTCTAACCTTCGGAAATATTCAAAATCAAGTTGGAAAAAATAACGATATCTTCGACCGAGCAGTAGCGGTATCAGTAGACCTAGCCCGGGCTATGGGAACCGACGCAAGCGGAGAAGCTATCCGTCTTGGTAAAGCTTTGAATGACCCGGTAAAAGGTATCGCCGCGCTTACCCGCGTTGGAGTTTCTTTTACTCAGCAACAGAAAGACCAAATCAAGTCGCTACAAGAATCAGGCGACCTTCTCGGGGCGCAGAAGATTATTCTTGCGGAGCTACAAGCGCAGTTCGGCGGTTCCGGTGCGGCTTATGCGAAAACATTCGCCGGGCAGATTGACCTTCTAAATCACGAACTCGGAGCATTAGGCGAAGAAGCAACCCTAGTAGTAATGCCCGCTCTTCAGGAATTAGTTTCAGCGTTTAGAGATATTGCTCCAGAAGCGGGAGAGAAACTAAAGACAGCTCTCGGAGCCGTAGACTGGGCAGCCTTTTCTAAAACTATTGCCGATACCGTTGTCTTCTTTGTTCAAAATGCGGACGCAATTTTCAAAACCGTAGTGGCTATCTACGCATTGAACACCGCTTATAACCTTATGAAAGTAACGATTGGAATTACGAACGGAATAATCGCTTTCACTAACGTTCTTCTTGCGGGAACTACTACTGCCGCGGGAGTTGCTACCGGAGCTTTGACAGTTCTTCGAACAGCTCTAATGCTTTCTGGAATCGGTGCGGTAATTCTTGCGCTGGGTTTTGTTGTTACTGGAATTATGAATGGTGGAACCGCTGCCACGAACGCCGTTCCTCCCCTCAATAATTACGGTGGCGCATTACGCAAAACTGGAAAAGACGCAGAATGGGCCGCTGGAAGATACGGCATAGCAACAACCGCAGCTCAGAATCTAGCAGCCGCCGCAGCTAACCTTCCAATTCCGGGAAGAACAGCCGCTACTTCCAGACCAAGCAGGGGCGGAACAAGAGCGCGTCCGCCAGCAGTAATCAAGCCACCAGTTCTTCCAAAAGTTAGTTCGGGGATAGATAAAGAAGCCGAAAAAGAAAAAAAGATTCTACAAAAGCGTAAAGACGCGTACAAAGCTTTCCTCGAATCAGTAAAACAAACCTTCGGGCAAATAAAGGAATCAATTCTGAGTAGCTTCAACCTTCCGAGTCTTGGAAATTCCGTAGCGTCTATTACGCGAAATATGCGTAAGCTCATAGACCAGACTAGAAACTTTTCTAGCAATCTTGGAACGCTTGCCGGGCTAGGACTTGACCCGGCTCTTCTTCAACAGATTATTCAGGCTGGCCCGGTCGCGGGTGGAGCGTTAGCGGAAGCAATCGTAGCAGGTGGAAGTTCTTTCGTTTCCGAACTAAATGCGGGCTACGGAGAATTTGGCGGTATCGCTGGAGCTATCGCAGGTATCGGAGTTGGTTCACAATTTGGAACACAAAACGTAGTGAACAATTACAACATAGAAGTTAGGGGTGGATTAGATTCCGGGCCTTCTATCGGTCGCGCTATCGTTCGAGCTATTAGAGATTATGAACGTTCGTCCGGCGCAGGTCGGAGAGCCTAATTGTCAATCAAGGTAGAGTTCGGATTCTATAAAGGAACCGACGGACAAGTTCTTTTCAACGACATTAGTCAAGACGTTATCGCTATCTCGACCAATCGAGGAAAAGACGCGCTACAAGAAACCTTCGACGCCGCTTCTTGCGTGATTCGTCTAAACAACGAATCGAGAAACTACGACCCAGATTTTCCAACTAGCCCATATCAAGGACAGATAGTTCCTACGGGTTCGGTTCGCGTTACGATAGATGAGCAAAGAGCATTCACGGGCTTTATTACAGACTGGAATTTTGACTATTCTCCTAGTGGCGATTCAATCGCTGAAATAGTTGCCGCGGACGCATTCTGGAACTTGAACAATCAAACGCTTATTGAATATGCTCCGACTGAGCAACTTTCTAGCGCAAGAGTTCTAGACGTATTGCTAAGACCCGAAGCAGGTGGAAGCGCAGTATGGCCCGCTTCAGCTAGGGTTATTTCTACCGGGGTTGCTACTGTTGGGGACTACGACGTTTCCGACGGAACCAATATTCTTTCTTATCTTCAGGACGTCGAAAGAGCAGAGCCGGGCAGGTTGTTTATTGACAAGTTAGGCCGTCTAGTCTTTAGAACTAGAAACAACGACTTATCTGCTCCCAGTTATGAGTACGTAAGGAATAACGTATGTACTAATCCAAGCTTTGAAGACAGCTTGGACGGTTGGACTGGAACAATTATTGACGCGGCTAGAGCCGACCTTTACATATTTTCTAGAATTACAACACCAAGCACCGGGATATATTTGGGTTCGGCTTCACTAAAAGCGCAGAACGCTTCTTGTTCAACTCAGTTTCCAACAGAGCCAAACACTTCTTATACGGTTTCTTTCTATGCGGTCAGAGATACCACCGACGTTTCATTAGGGATTGAGATTCTAAATTCCAGTGATTCAGTCGTCATAACGCAACGGTCTTCAATAACAGTAGGTAGCACTTTCACAAGAATTTCAGAAAGTTTTATTGCTACTGGTGCGACCACCACCCTAAAAATAAACTCGGGATTTGATAACTCAGTATTCTTGGACGCGGTTCTAATCGAGCAGACCCCGATTCTAGACGCTTACTTCGACGGCGATAACGACCCGGTTTACAATACGACCGACCCGGACGCTCCAGACTATCAGCCTGAGCGAGCCTTTGAATCTTACGTTACGGAATGGATTGGCGTATGAGTTTCGGAACTGCTACAAATGGCGCGGTATCAGATACAGACCCATTCGACGGGTTTAGACCTCCGTACAAAATTGCCCAACTAATTACCTTTCCAAATGTAACTGGAAGGGACGCACCCGGTAAAACAGGTTCGGCAGCAAAGCCCGCCTTGGTTTCTGATATCGCTATTCGTGTTTCGGGCTACGGTGGAGATACTGCTACAACCCGGTACGCAATCTGGAGCAGTAGCGGAACAAGTGGAAACTATTCAGACCTATTTACTCTCCCGACAAATGACACACCTCCGCTAACGTCGCGCGCTCTCGGAACTTCTAGAATCGTCTTTTCTTCGGTTAAGTATTTCGTCGGCTTTACAAAAACTACGACTTCGCGCTACACGTGGGGAGTAGATACCGGATTCACCGACGCTATCAAACAAGATAAAACAAATTCCGGAGCAACTTCCAACTTTGAAGATGACGGACTTATTAGCCCGGGTGGTTCCAACGGCTCACTTATCTACAATCTAGAATATGACGTTCTCCCAACAGCTCCGACTTCCCCAGCTACTTCTTTATCAGCTAACAACATTACGCTCACTTGGGGAGTAGTTAGTTCAACAGGTGGACAAGCAGTAACCGGGTATAGAATTCAGCGGTCGAATGACGATTCCACTTGGACTACCATAGTTGCGAATACTGGTTCGACGACTAGAAGCTACACGGACACAAACCTTACCTACGGGCTTACTTATTACTATCGAATTGCGGCAATCAACGCAGTAGCAACCGCCGCAGGTACGGACTATTCTGGCCCTTACAGCACTAGCGTTACTAGAGCGATTCCAACTTCAGGCCCGCAGACCCGTCCAAGTCGAGTAACTGCTACCGTTGCCAATCCAGAACCGCTTCCACTAGTGTTTACTGATTCCGGAGTTGGGATTCTATTCGAAAAGATACTAGTTCAGTATGGTTCGGAATATCTTTACAATCAAATCGAAGCTAACACTCAGGACAGCTTCGCGGTTATTCAAGTAGCAAGCGCGCCCGCTTCCAAAACAACTTACGGTCTTCGCTCTCTGAATATCAACGGATTACTAAATGCCACCGACGAGGGAGCTTTAGAAGTAGCCAAAGACCTTCTTACTTACTATTACCAACCTGAGCTTAGGGTAGAATCTATTACCGTAAATCTCAAGAAACTGACAACAGAACAAAAGCAACAGGTTCTCGCGTTGGAAATTGACAGCTATATTTCTGTTAGCTTTACCCCTAACGGCATAGGCGACCCAAAGATAAACTCCGGCTTGGTAACTGGAATCAGCCATAACATTACAACGACCACTCACGAAGTAGAATTGAATCTAAGAACCGAACGGAACTTGTTCACGCTAAACAGCGAGAGCAAGGGAATTCTCGACGAAGATATACTAGGCCCATAGTTAGGAAATTATGCCAATCAAAGTATTTGAGCCATTCACACGGCTAGAC